TTGACCTGTTTCAGTTGTTGTATTAACTGTTAAAAAAGAACCACCAGCTTCATAAGTATTTGAATCATAAGTTACATTAGAATACCAATCAGTTAATCTGATAGTAGATGATAAATTAAGCTCAACCAAGAAAGCTGTTTTAGTTGCTTCTGAAGATACTTGTGTTTGTAAAGCAGACGATAAACTTCTAGGCATTAGGTTATAACCTCTCTAACATCAAATGAAATATTATAAAGCCCACTCGCATTTGTTGAATACATTATTTCGTTACTTTCTAAATATACTTTAAAATTGGGTTTATTTACAATTACTTCTTCATTATCTGCTAGAGATGCTACTAAATTTGGTTCTATTGTAAGAGTTAATGTTCCATCTGATTCTGCGTCTATATTATCTGTTACCATATAGACTTTACTATGATTATCAAATCTGACTAAATCTCCAGCTTTTAAAGCGTTTTGTTGACTTGCTGTAAAGCCATCTAAATTAATAGAGGCATCACCTGCAATATGTGATCCTACTACCTGTATATCTGTTTCTGCTTTAGCAGCACCTAAATTATCTAATGGTGCGCCTATAGTAAAATCTCCAAAAGAACCTTTTTGTTTTTGTAAAAATGCAAATACCTCTTGAGCTTTATCTTGCTGTAGAGGTGGCATTTGTACTGTAAAAGAAAAATATTGACTACCTATTTGTCTGACTTGTCTTCTACCTGATAGAGTCTGATTTAATAAAGTAGGTCTATTATTTTTAAAATTTAAACTTCTAAAATTTGGGTTAGTTGTAAATTCAGGTATATCAGCCATTACACTATTCCCATTTTGCCTTGATTGTTCATGGCGTTGTTTATGATTGATGTTATCAATCCTTTTCTTGATGCTAGTAACTGGTCAAATCCAGCAGCATCTACTGTTGATATATTAAAGTTGACCGTAGGTGCAGCCTGTACTTGTTGTGTTTGTTGCTGTTGTTTTGTATGATCTATAACTGTTTCATTTGGATGTAAGATACTTAAGAAACCACCTTTGTTATCAATACCACCAGCTCTTGCTCCCATACCAGTAAATCCGCCACCTTCGTTAGTTGGTATTGTTGTTGGTAAGTTTAAGTTTTTTCTTATTTCAATTTGTCTATCTCTTGATCTGCCTATTAAACCACCAAAAGATTCAAACATTCTATCAATAATTAATTTTTGAACCGCTATTCTAATTAATTCTCTCACAATACTTGTAGCATAATCTTTAAATGATGCTTTACCCTTTTCTAAGAAATCCATTGTTAATTGAGTAAGTCCGTCATAAGACTTTTTAAATACACCTTGCAATTCCTCTTGCATGGTTTTTATATTTGTCGCAAAGTCTGAATATCCTTCTTCTGCGGATTTTAAGAATTTTTCAAAAGGTCTTAAAGCTCCAAATCCAGTCTCTCCTTCATCTGCTGGCTTATTAGGATCTCTTCCTGTAATTAAATCCATGAATGATTTAATCTTTACTTTATCAATAACTCTATTGGTTTCTTTTTCTAAATCCTTATAAAGATTTTCTATTCTTGCTTTAATTTCTTTAGATTTTTCTTCAGATTCAATATCTCCAAAAAGCTCAATAGTTGGTAATTTTCCAACTCCTAAAGTGTCTTTAATTTTTTCAGGAAGTTTATCTATTAAACCATTTATTTTATCAATACCAGTATTTAAACCGCCAATAATAAAATTCATAAAACCAGTAAAAGCTGTTTTGATTGGAACTATAAATTTATCTAAAAAACTTAAATATAATTTATTTACAAATATTTTTGCTTTTAAATCAAATATATTTAATTGTTTGTTAATAAATTTTAAAGCAAAAACAAACTCATCTCTAAAAACATATAAAGCAGCTAATGCAGCAGGAATCCAAACAAAAGGATTTGCCAAAGCAGCAGCAGTAAATGCTTTTGTCATAGTTAGTATTTTTGGGAGCATAGATCCTATAACAGCTAATGCAGGAATTAATATCACATCAAGATTATTTGCAAATTTACCAATAACTGCACTTAGAGTAGAGAATCCACCAGTTGCTTTTTGTATATCTCCAATCATAAATTGGAAATTATTTCTTAATGCAACTCCAGCTTGTCCTAGAGTCATAGGCATTTTTGAAATTTGCTCGTTAGTTTCTTTTGTGCCTTTTATAAGAATAGGCATCACAGTTTCTGCTGTTAATTTACCAGCATGACCAAATTCTCTAAGCTCACCAATAGTCATACCTAAACCATCGGCTAACATCTTAGTTAGAATTGTGTTGTTTTCCATTACTGATCTAAGCTCGTCACCTCTAAGTGCGCCTGAAGCTAAACCCTGAGCTAACTGTCTAGCAGAGTTATTTGCCTCTTGAGCATGAGAACCAGCAATAATAAAAGTATTTGCTACTGTTTGTGTGGCATTAGCAACATCTCTTTGTGTTGCACCTAAATGTTCAGTAGCTAAAGCAAGTCTTGTAAAAAGCATAGCAACAGCATCAAAGTCAGACCTTGAGTCTGAAGCAATCCTTCTCATGTGATTCATAGCTGAAGCTGTTTCAGTAGCACTACCAGTTAAGGCGTTCATTCTGTTTTCAACGCCAATCATAACATTGGCGGCTTCAACTACTTCTCTAACACTAAATGCAGCAGCAACAGCACCAGCAAGTCTTTTTATTTGCTGATTTGCTTGGTTGGTACTTCTATTAAAACTATCAAAAGCCTTTTTAGATTTATCATTACCAAATATTGTTACATATAATGATGATTTACCCATTGCTTGCATTACGTTCTTCCTTTATCTGAAGATAAGCCAACCATCCTTGAAATTCCTCAACTGTTATTTCATCAATTTCAGCTAAGGTTTTATTTAGTTTTTCAGCTAGTGCATATCTTATGTATAGCTGCTCATCTTCTATTACTTTTTTTTAACTTCTTCCTGCGAAATATTATTCATCATTTCGCTAGAAACTCTTATTAATACATCTCTATCAACCCTCTCCAATAAGGTTTTCTTATCAGCGATGGTAAATAACTTTTCACCAGCCTCGTCTAATGCTTTATAGATTAAAACATAAACTAAAAGCTGTACTTCGTCATCTTGTGCTAGTTTCATAAATTTAGAAGTCTCTGAAAGAGTTATTGGTTTACAATAAATCTTTAAAGGATTATCTTCATCCTCACCCCATTCAGGGACTTCTATAATTCTAGTTTCTATGCTGTCAAAATGTTTCTTTGCGTTATCTATTGCTGACATTTTCTTATACTGTTGTAGTTGTTAAAGCGCCAGTACCTTGTATTGTTAAACTTGCTTCAACTAGACCATCAAATGAGCCAGTTCTTGAAACACCAGTAACAATAGCTTCACCACTATAATATGTGTCTGAAACACCTGCTGGATATAAATTGATCTCTATAGTATTACCAACAACAAAAGCACCTTGACCATCAGCATCACCATCATCCCAAAAAACATCTAAAGAACCTGAAAAAGATTTTAAAGTTGCTACATGAGTTCTGCTTCCATCACCCATAGCTGTATCTTCAACAGTATCAGAAGTATGTTCTAAAGAATATGATCTAACCTCACCAACAACATTAGTTCCGCCAGTAGTACCTAGCTTAACAACGCCATCATTTCCTTTAAATGTTGCCATTTTCTTTTACCTCGCCTTTCGGCTTTTTCTTAGAAGAAGATTTAACTTTGTCTTCCGACTGGACTGCTTCTTCCTTCCAACCCATTCCCAACATAGTATCCACATTTGATTGTGGAACTTCTATTGAAACTTTACCATTTGGACTAATCATTTTCATAATTATCTCCTATTATACTGCTATATCAGGATTGGTTTCCTGAACATAGTAGTTCGTTAAAAAAGTCAGAGAAACATAACCTACTGGTTGTTCCCCATCTCCTGTATATTCTATTTCTGTTGATTCAATGTAGGTATCTTTTGCAAGTCCACCTAAAGTGCGATCAGCAGAAATAGCCTCTTCAACTTCTTTGCTTATTGTATCAATAGTATCATCAAAGTTGCTAGTAGCTTTACAATATCCTTCTACTACTACTGATAGCTCTCTACTCATTACTCTATCAGTACCTATAACAATAGGTTCAGAGCTTTCTGATTTTGTATAAATAACTAAAGAAGGAAGGGTGTCTTCTTGTAATGTATAAACTCTTGATTCATATACATTAGAACCTGTTGTTGTTAAACCTGATAACGTAGTTCCAAAGTATTCTCTAATTTGTTGACGTACATGATTAGCCATTATTGCACCTCAAGAAGTAAAGATGTCATGCCTAAATTGTCATGCTCGTAATTAATAACTTTATAGTTTGTTGCTGCTTTAATTGTAGTTCCATCTAAGTTTGTAATAGCAGGAGCAGCAAGAGTGTCACCAAATGCAATATTAGGTATATCAGTAGTTTTAGCTTGTGCTACAGGTTGATAACCTTGTACTGGCAAGCCTCCACTATCTATATCTACATATTCTTGATTTAGGATCACATTGATAGATTTAGAAATGCCACCATCAGGAGTATAGGTAACTGCAATACCATGTCCGTAGGTGGCATCTAAATAGCCATCGAAATCTCTATCAAATTCCATTGGCATGATTTACTTTTTAGCTCTTGTTTTTGGAGCTTTTACTTTTGAAGTTTCTAAGCCAACACTTCTATCTTGTTTCTCAGTCTTGGGTTTATCTACACAAACTTCGGCTTTACCATATCCACATAAAGAATGACCTTCGTGTTCAGGTAATTCAACTATATCACCAGCATGTACTTTAGTACCGCCAGCCATTGTATCTGTTAAGATTTTGTATTTTTTCATATTTAAGTTGGGGGTATTACTACCCCCATTCCATTTAAGCATTAGTTATTATGCACCATCATTTGATAC